TGTAAATCAACTTCCTCTTGTATCCATCCTCACCCGGGAGAGTCCACTCCGGGCGTGCCTTCCGACTCGTATCCACGGGGCTATTGCCTTCGCGGACCGGGAAGTGGGGCAACGCGTCCGAGATTGGTACCTCGGCGCGGGTATAGATACTATACAACGGAGATACCCAGTCACCCGGGTATATCTGTAACCACTTCCGCGTTATCGCGGAGTAGGTTTCGAAGTAAGAACCCCCGTAACCACGGGAAAGGTCCTTCTTTCGATGCACACGCTTCCAGTCACTAGAAATTAGGTGACCATCACCATACCCGTCCGGTCCATAAATTCGGAGCGGACGGGGGATGAGCTTACGCACCTGGGCAGCACGATCGAAATCGTATGCACGGGCGTAGAAGTTGTGGAGCGTGAAGAGGGTCCGGCCACTTACCAGGTGCTTTTGGTAAAAGGGACGGACGTTGATACCAAGGTAGTAGTCCTTACCGCAAGACTCTCGGAAGGGGCCCGAAGAGTAACTCTTCTCGGAGTTAACTTCGAAGCCCGCGACGTTGAGAATTGCGATAACCTGGCCTGCTAACACAGATGGACATATGATATCGTCCCCGTAGGCCAAGACCCGAGGGTCGTGGCACACGGACTGAGTTAAACAGTAGAAAATCAGCGTCTCAAGGGGAAAGGTGAAACCATTCCCCATCGACGAGAACTTCTCCAGGAACAGGTCCTCTTCTCCGTAGAGCACGTGTGACGTCCTCCATGCCGACAGTAACGAATACCAATCGGCAGGAAGGAGGAATCGCACTAGCTCTCGTGAGATCAGATCTGAGGCGCTACTAAGGTCGATAGTCGCGAGGGATCCATCAAGGGATCCTAATAGTGCAGCCCGCTGGTTAGCGGACTGGTCGCGAATGTCGATACCTATTGTGCGTAGTCGTTGCGCCATGAAGTCGCCGATCCCCGCCTGCACGAATGTGTTAAGGCAAGGCTCGACGACAATGGAGCGATACGTCTTCGCACTCTTGGGCACAAACGCTAGCCGCCCGGGGACTATGTCCACCGGGACGACGTCAACCTCCCACCCATCCTTTTCGATCGTAGCCGTTTTATAGGCGTCAGACCAATGAGGAATCTCCCTAAGAAGCTCAGGGAGACGGGCGGAAGCGAGCGCGTCGATGCTACACTGCAAACCACTAGCCATTTTAGTGACCGGGTTCGCATCAGATCTTCTTATAGAAGTCGTCGCACCTGGCCCAAACCTCAATTTCAAGGAAACCAACG